ATATACTATAACATTAAGTGTTCCGGCATAAGGATTTTCATTATTAAAAGAATTTACTCTTATTACAAAACCAACATTTGATCTAGCTATAATGCTAACGAAATATATGTCAGTATTTACTAGGAAAGGACTATCTAGATTTACAGAAACCCCATATAAATAACTCGAAAGAGGTTGTGTGAAAACAATTGTCCAGCTTCTTTGTGATCCTGATGTAACGGGTGTGATAGGGAAATTTATATTAAAAGCATTTCCATTAACGGTTCCTGTTGAATTAAAACAAGCAAAAGCTTGAATGCAGGAGATTGGGTAATCAATATACTTCGTTGCGTCTGTTGGATCTGTTCCAATAACATATTTCAATATTGCATGAGGTTCACCTTCCGTTCCTCCGGTATCTGTCGTGGTGTAAAGGATACCTGCCGCTATTTCTCCATTAACTGCGTTTGTTTGAGACGATGGCGTTGATCGGCTAGGCATACTGACTTGATTATGAAAACCATCTGTGGGAGTCGTAACGTCGTTCCCTGACATTTGGTGATCAACAGCTAGTGTTCCAGCTGGGGTTATACCTGTGTCGCCTGTCAGATCAAGAAGGTATAAACTATTATTAAGCAGATCAAGCTGTGAGGCATTTCTTTGATCTCCAGAAAGGGGTTTGTTTTGATACTGAACCATGAAACCTCAATATATAGGGAATATAGGCCAGCCAGCTTGTCCGTTTTGGGCATTTTCTGCATATTTTGTCGGTATGCGCTGATTGGCGAGTTGTTTAAGACATTTTCTTTGAGCTAATCGTTTGTTTTCTTCGAATGGGCCTTTTAATCTTTCGGCTTCGTCGTAGTCACCTTCTTCAATCAGAATCTTAATGGCAGCGCCATACGCTAGGACTTGCCACCATTCTTGAAAGAGAGGTTGTTGAGTGTCCAATGACTGAGTAAGAGGGGTGAATTGTGAATAAACCCCAGGTGGGGGATTAACTGGATTTGTGCCTGCATTTGTTAGATTTGAAATGGCGACGCTAGGTTGGACATAAGCAAGTAGTTTTATTCTGTAGGTATCATTAGGTATTGGACGTAAAAAGAGTTGCTGTTGAAAAAACATCATATCTCTAGGACGCGAGGGCACATAAGGATGATAGTGACAGCTACTTTTTGTTCCCAATGGAGGGGGAGTTATATAATTCAGGTTGACAACGCCAGTTAAATAATCAATAGTTCCCGAGCTTCCAAGATTTCCCTTGAGGATTCCTGGATTTACAAATTGCTCTTCTAATGGCTGATCTAGTAAACAAGGGGTATCTTGATCAGTAAAAGTTTCCAATTTAGGACTATTTGGAGATCCATCAATGTTTGGCTTTAAACCAATCGAGACTGTTCCTTGTTGAATTGGAGTTTGTGTAAGATTGAAAACAAAAGGATCGGCAGAAGTGCCGCTACTTCCATCTGGAGTAAATAAATTGCGATCAATGAAGTTAAACTCTGGCCAAATGCGGTAAAAGCTTTCAGGATATTGATGCCAGGAACACTGATAGCCATCGACATAAACAGGATCATAAATTTGATAGATATTATTAGGTACGTTGTATGTCCCGACATTTGGCAAAGCTGTGAATTCGAAGAAATCTCTAAGCTTAAGGGTGCGTAAATGCTCTGGAAAATCCAAAAGGTAAAAGTCATTGATGTAATCAATAATGCCTGATGGATTAGAAACACTCACATTTCTGTCATCGCCAGCTTGATCAGGCATTTGGTCAAGATCAAATCTTCCAGCCAGCTTTCTTACAGTGTAGATTAGCCTAGAGAGATTCCAAACAGTCATCAGAATTCCGCCATGAATTTATATCTGCATTTTATCTTAGAACCTTTGAGTGGTCTTCCTTCTTCATCTATAAGATGGCTATGGATTTCATATCCAATGCGCTCATTTATCATACGGGCTACACTTAAAGGAATAGTCGCGCGCTCGCCATCTTCAAAGGTTCTGCAAAAGTAGGGCATTCCCTTGTAAAGCCGAGCACAAACTTTAGCTGTCTGACCTGGATATTCTACGTTTACGAAAACGCCAGTGACTTTCTTGTCTGTCTCGGGTGTAAGAGATTCAATGGATTCTTTGTTAACCGCTGTATGACTAATCATTGCATGGATTAGGGGAATCCGCAGGTTTTGAGAACTAATATCTGATGGTTTTTGTACTTTCATGTTTTCCTTAAAAAGGTATTTCTACGGTTGAATTGTTATAAACTTGGTCATCTAGTAAATATTCGCATTCGTTATTTAGTGTTTGCCTAACGGTTCCAAAAACTGGCGTGGGTCCAGCCCCAACGGCAACGATTTGCGGCGTATTCTTCTGCGCTGCATTTACGTAGGTATCAAAAAAAGTGCTGTCAACATTCACTGCCACTGGAACTTGCGTATATTGCAAGCTGACACTGGTAGAACTAAGCACTGAAACACTGTAAATTTGGTTATTCATTTGCTGCATTCCATACAAATAAGGAATCCTCATCCTTGCCACCATCCCAGTCTGAAAATTATGGTCAGTGGTCGTCGTCACCACGGCGGGATTGGCATTCGTTATGTTTGATACGTAGTAAAATGAGGGAACAAATGTCATAAAATCCGGTGTAAAGCTGTTTTACATTTGGGGGGACTTTCACCCCCACTGTGAACTTTTTTAAGGTTCTATACGTCGGCGCGCCAAGCGGTCCAGGCAATAACATCGCCAGGATTTACACCTATGATGCCGTTGGTCGTCTGCGCTAGCAAACCTGTTCCCACTGTGAAACCTTGGAATTGGACGTTTGTGGTCGCATCCAATAAAGTGTCATAGTTATAGATAGGAGGTGTGAGCGTAGGAGTAGGACCAGAACCTATAGGAACAACCTGTGCAGGCGTAAATGGCAGAGAAGCCACTGTTGGCCAAGCAAAGGCAGTAAATGCTGTAGAATCAATCCCTGGATTGTTAGAAAGAGGAACAATCCCAAAGGTCATGGTTGTTGCCGTAACAGCCGTAATCAGACCTTGTAGGTTATTTGCTTGAACCATGCCCAAAGCAGCAGGAACTCGCAAACGAACTACTTGACCAACCGTCAAACCATGGGCAGTGGCGGTCGTAACCACCATTGGGTTAGCCTGGGTAATTCCAGTGATAACCGTACTTTGTGGGTAATACAAAGGACCAACGATTATTCTACGCCATGAAGTGACGGTCGTAGCGGTAAACATTGCGCCAGTTGTATCAATTGGGATAGTCACAGTATCAACACCAGTCACCGTAACAGTGAAAGGAATACCAGCAAGCTGGCTCATGGCAGTGGTAGCCGTTAGGGGCTCCATGATCATGATCTGATCACCGGTTTGCAGGCCGTGAGCTACGGATGTCAATTGAGCTGGATTTGCTTTAGATAATACGCCACCTGTTACAAGAGGGCCGTACTTAACGCTCTTTGTCCCATCATACAGGGTAATACCTGGAGGAGGGGGTAGAGTTGATGGAACGGCATTGATCTGGAATGGAAGCAGTGATGTTCCAGCAGCATTTAGCCTGTACCCATTGGTATTTGTTGGGCTTGTGAAATCCCAAAATGCGGATTGCAAGGCAAAGAAACCTGTGCCTAAATTACCAAAAAGAGTTTCATCGATAAGTTGTACTTTCGTGGGTAGAAATCCGCAATTTACGTCTACTCTGGCTGGTAATACAGCTGGAACAATGAATTGTCCTTGAATCATGAAATGTTCTGCGTATGGCATAAATTATCTCCTTATGAGTGCGTTGCGCGCAGGTTGAATATCCAAGCGTCGTTTAGAATCCTAGGCACTTGAGAGAACTTATAGGCACCAAGTTGCAGTCTACGTAATGGGTCAGTTGGCCCACCGGGCGGAGTGTAAATAAAGCTTGCTGTGGCCGAAGTTAATTCGATCATGGCATAAGCTTCCTGAGCGGTTACGAAGCAGTTATAAACTGTATTTCCGTTCAAAGATGCATTCAGAGTTGTAGAACCTTTAGAGCTGTAAAGCCATCTAACGTTCGATACAGAACCCCATTCAGCATTCAATACGTTCATATTGCTAGGATATTGTGCTTGTGAAATAAACCCAGTTACTGCTTCTAAATCGTCTAGAATACCTGTATTCATCATAGCCCAGAAAGCTTCACGAACTGGAGCTGTACCGAACTTCAAAGTACCTTCGATATTATCACTAATCATCATCGCATCATTACCTAACAATGCAAGAATAACAGCATCAATATCAGATCTACTTAATTCAGTTGGATTATCGCCGTTAACTCCACCAACGCAATTAATAACAGAAGCTGTAGATGCAAGCATGTTTCTCAACAGTTCATCTTCGGTTTCTCTCATTGATTGAGCTAATAAGGAAACAGTTTGATTTAATACTGGATCTTGATTCAAAAACATAACCTGATCGGTTATTGTTACGTAAGTTCCATAAAAATCTAGTCTCGCGTCGATGTCGACAGCGGATAAAACTTGCCCTGGGGGTGTCAATCCAGAATCTGGAAGTGGCACTGTAGCGGTCGCAAGGTTTGTATACCTGCGATAACGAGCAATCCGACCTGAGTTAGAAGGAAGCTCTTTTTTCATAGCCATCTGCTTGTGGATCAGCTTAGGCATAGGGCGAGATAACAAAACGTTATCGAACCACTGTTGCACTGGCTGAGGTAAAGCGTTGGTTCCGGTAATAGTCATTTAATTTCTCTTTTAAGCACCTCTAGCATACTTCTGTGACTCTGCCCAAACATCTGCCTTAGACATATTAGAGAACTTATCCGCTTGACCTTTGAGTGAACTAGAAGCAGCATTAGCGCTAAGGGGCCTAGAAGTGTTTTTTAAGATCTTCTCGGCTTTAGGACTTGTTTCTTTCTTCATAATTCCCTCCTCATAGTCATCGGACATTTTTCCTAATCTATAAGCTGTCTCAGCTGGATTCTTTGAGTTCTGTATCTTGTGTGCTAAAGCTGGATCGTTTTTAATAAGAGGCAGTGCGTAGTTTTCTAGAACATAGTCGTAGTCTTCATGCTTCGCCCTCATGCGTGCCTCGTCTGTGGCTACGGCTTGAGTTTGACTGTATTCCTGCATCATTCGCTTAGCCGCTTCCATAGCTTTCTTTTCAGCCATCTTCTCGGCCATTTTGCGCGCTTGGAATACAGTTACTGCATCATTAGGGTCTAGATCGTCGAACTCATCCCTCTCTTCAACTGGGGCTTTAACCTGGTTGTTTTGATGGAGTTGTTCTAGCTCCTGGATACGCTTCTTTTGCATTTCCATGACTTGATTGGCGTAATGCCAATTCTTATCAGCTTCTTTAGGTGCAGCCTCTTTGGGCTGTTCCATAACTTCTTGTTCTAGAACTTCTTCCTGGATCTCTTGTGTTTCTTCTGTCATATACTCCGTTTATAGCCCATAGGTTGGCTTCACCATGTTTATAGTCCGTGTGCCGACTTCGCAAACCAAGTAAAGTATTTACTTGATAGTCAAAGCAAATTTTTTTTATCTGAGAAGGCTATCATAATGATAGGTGATCCCAGATGCCTGAATGGACGCGATAGTTTCCGGAACAGGTTCGTTTGCTCCTCCTACTGCCCAAGTGGGCCAGTCTCCAGGCAAAGCCCATTCCAAAGTCAATTCGCCCTTCTTGTTATCCACGCCAAACAACATGCAAGAAAGTTGCATATGAGGCTTAGTGGGTATTCCCTTGATAATCTTTATCTTTATTCGCCCTGAGTGGTCCGGATAAGGCTTTGCATGCACCAAGATATAATACTTATAATCCAAAGATTTGAGTTCATTTACGATCCCTTCAATATCCTTAGACATGAGTGTCTTAGTTATAGCTTGACGCGTTTCGCCGAGTTCTTGACCACTTGTGGCATAAGGTAAATCTAAAATCATGCTACCTTGCTAAATTTGGATCTGTAGAGCTTCTTAGAATCTTCTTTGACAAACTTATTTTGATTCTCAAAATAACGATTACCACGTTCATGATCATCTGGATATACACCACGAGGAGAAAACTTCTCGTTGTCGGAAATGTATCCTTTATCAAATGTGTGAGCACCCTCGTGCATTTGTGGCCCTTTATCTGGATCACCATGCACACCTTTTGCACCTTTCATATTCCCTCCTGGAATGTTAGTAAATATTTTACTTTACATTATCTGAGTGCGACGAAGTTGTCATTAAAATAATTTCTGTAGTTGTGGGAAATCTTAGGCTTGCTTATCTTTTGATAACTTGACTTTGCATCCTTAGCTCAAAAGTAGAGCGCATCTGGGCCGTTTATTCCAATTTTTGGTTTAGGTGAGGATGATGGTGCAAGTCCATCAGGATGCTTTAGGGGAAGTGAACCAAAACAGCTTTTGCAAGTAGTTACTTGCCCCCTTGTTCTATTCCCTTGAAGGAATCTTATGATTGTTGACTGTATATCTGACTTACACGGCTACTATCCAAAACTTGAAGGTGGGGATCTTCTGATTGTGGCAGGGGATTTGACGGCTAGAGATCATGAATATGAATACAGAGAAGTTTACGAGTGGTTTTGGATGCAAAATTATGCAGGAATAGTCTTCATTGGTGGAAATCACGATAATAATATCGGGACAATAACTAAACAAGGACCTCAAAGCATTCAATATTTATGCGATTCAGGTACAGAATTCCTAGGACTGAAGATCTGGGGATCACCTTGGACTAAGACATTCAAAGGCATGAATCCGCATTGTAAAGCCTTCACTATGGAAGATGATTGCCAGATAGGAGAGAAATTCAAACTCATTCCAGACGATACAGATATATTGATTACACACTCTCCCCCTTTGGGCATATTAGATGTTGTACAACGTTGGCCAGACATGAAAATGGAAAACTGCGGAAGTGGACATTTGCGTACTCATGTAGAAAGAATAAAACCTAAATTGCACGTATTTGGTCATATTCATGAAGGTTATGGCAAACTTCTCCTTAAACACCAAGGTCCCAATACATGGTGTGTGAATGCTAGCCATGTCAATGAGGTTTACGATCCCATAAATAAGCCTATAAGGATAATCTTATGAATGAAGGTCTAGCTTACATAGGAAAAATCATATCTCTTGAAGATGTTCCAGATTCTGATTTTATCTCATGCGCTACGGTGGTTTGTGGAAAAGGTGGTAAGTGGAGGGGAGTAGTTAAACGCGGAACTCTTTATGTTGGTGGTCGATGTAGGATTTATCTTCCAGACAGTCTTTTAGTTCCTTCTGAAGAATTTCTGTTCATGGATAAGCATAGGTATCGCGTGCGCATGTGTAAGTTTCGTGATTGCCCTTCCGAAGTACTCATAATGCCCATGAAGATAGAATACATTTCTTGCCCTGTAGGGGAAGATATTACTTCGTTAGAGGGTGTAAAAAAGTACTTCAAACAAATACCTTTAGATATGCAAGGTGAGATTTATGGAGAATTTCCTCAATTCATACCTAAAACGGATGAACCGAATTATCAGACTGTGCCTGATGTTGTTGAAAGTCTGGTTGGCAAGCCTTATTACATCAGTCAGAAGATGGATGGCACGTCATCTACAGCATATAGATACAAGGGTCATTTTGGGGTGTGTTCGCGCAATTGGGAACTGAAACGTGATGAAAATAATGCATTATGGAAGATAGCTATAGATCATGATTTAGAGAATAAATTGCCCGAAGGTTATGCTATCCAATGGGAAACCTGTGGTCCTAAAATTCAAAGTAACATGGCTGGATTGAAGGAAATTGAAGGATTTGCGTTCAATATTTATGATATAGAGAAACAAGAAAGGCTGTATTTTAGTGATTTTAACGATTTCACAGATAAACTTATGTTTCCTATATGTAGGATTTCAGGCATGGGAGAGGCGTTTAATGAAGAAATGATGCATATGCATGCCGAGAGACTTACATATGATAATGGACAACCTCATGAGGGTGTAGTTGTGCGCAGTCAAGATCTTATCAATGGACAACACATAAGTTTCAAGTGCATAAACCTTAACTACGAGAATTGATATGCCATGTAGATGTTGTGGAGCAGAAGGGCCAGCAAAGGGATTTAAAACAAATGAATCACAAGATCCTGCGGATGTGCTAATAAATCATCATTTGGCTTTATCTGCGTATCTTGTAAAAAAACAATATCAAGAACCTCTATACGATCAAGAAGCATGGTTTAAAGAATGGGAAAAAGCATTTTCACATCATTTGAGAGGTTGCGATGAGAGGTCTTGAATGGTTCAAAACATCAGATAAACTTCCACCGTATGATCTTAAAGTACTTGGATGGATTGCCTGTGAAGCATGCCGTAAGAAAGAAAACCATGCTCATCCAGCGGTTTGGCATGAATGGTCGCAATGTGATTTTTATCCTGTCACCCTTAAAGAATTTAGTTGGGAAAACATGAGTTGGGAAAAATCCGAAACAGGGATATGTTTCAAGCCAAAAGAACCTATAGAGGTTAAGAAAGACAATTGGCGACCTTATCCAAGTCCATCCTATTGGGCGTATATTAATCCACCTAATTTTGAGCAAGATGATGAATGAAAATACGGTAAATAACCCCTCACACTATCAAGGAAAGTCCCTTGAGGTTATAGACGTTATATCAGATTTTAATTTGAATTTCTGTCTAGGCAATGCAGTAAAATATATTCTTCGTGCTGGAAAGAAACAAAACCGTGATGAAGATCTCAAGAAAGCTTTGTGGTATATTCAAAGGGAGATAGAAAATGGATTTTAATTTTAGACCTCCAAGTTGTCTTGCTAGAGCACAATGGGCACGTAATGAAGAATGTAAGATGCGATCAAAGCATTTAGAAAGGCTTGAAAACAAGGAATAGGTTGAGAAAATACTAAAAGATGTTAAGGAAAGTCCCTTAAGGGAGATAGAAAATGGAATGTAATTTTTGTGTCGTTCCTGGGTGCTCTGGAGTAGATTGTGAATTAAAAAAAGAGCAAAATGATATTTCAGATGCATTCAATAAATATCTTCAGAATCTCCTAAAAGAAATACTTGATGAGTCTCCGATACGTTTGAGACAGACAAGAAATTTTTGAATGATACATAACAGCTATTATCAGACGTAGTAAATCAAGGACATCATGATCATTTTTGACTTAGATGGAACTTTAGCTAATTGTGATCATCGCAGACATTTTGTCGATGCATCTTATAGAACTGATTGCTATTACCATTTTCCTGCTACTCTCTCTCAAAGCGAGGGATGGTTTTACAAGGATCGTATTTTAATGTGCGAACCACCAAAAGCAATAAAATTTATCCCTGACTGGAAAGCATTCAACGAGGCGTGCGATAAAGATGAGCCCATCCAACCCGTAATGGATATGTTTTGTCGATTGCTGGCGGAACAGCAACAGGATATAGAGGTGTGGTCTGGAAGGTGCCAATCTGTAGAAGATAAGACAGTAAATTGGTTGAGATATCATTTAGATGATTATTTTGGTAGAGATGCTTATATTAAATGGAAATACAATATAAAGATGCGTCCCATAGGCGATTCAACTCCAGACGATCAACTTAAAGAGCGTTGGTTAAACGAACGATGTTCAGATCTTATTGAAGCTATAATAAATGATCTTCCTCATGCAGTGAAACATGATGTCGAATTTGTATTTGATGATCGCCCGAAAGTGATCCGCATGTGGAGACGTAGAGGTATATTTGTGTTCAACTGTTGTAAGCATGATAGAGAGTTTTAACATGAAATCGGAAGAAAAATGTGTTTTAGTTCTAGAAGAAATTATAAAATTACTAGAAAAGCTTTCACCCCAAGAAAGACTGTGGATATTAGAGATTCATGTTCCGCAATATATTTGTTTAACTTGCGGAGATAATATTACTGATTGCCAGCATGATGAGGAATTTTAATTATGGATTGCCCAGATTGCGGATATGGTCTTTATTGCAGTGACTGCTGGAATGCAATGCAAGTATGTTTTCCCTCAAAAAATGAAATTTACACCGGACTAGGCATAACCATAACTGAAAATGAGTGTGAGTTAAGTGTGGATAAGGAATGGATCAAGAGTTTGCTTATGGAATTTAATTCACATCAATTTCCTATAACGATTGGAATGGGTAAAATTGATAATTTTCTTGAAAAATCAAAAATATGGAATGAAAAATGAAAACTTTAGACGAGTGCGCAAAATTTTCGCATATTTTAACGATAGAAATATCAAAAATCATAGAAAAAATGACAAAGGAAAGTTTTGAAAGTAAAGAAATTTCAAAACTTGAGTTGTCAGCCCTAATGTATGGTGTTTTCTATCCAGTTATAGCATGTGCAGTCGCAGGTGGAATAGGAAAAAAGGAGTTGGGTATGATATGTGAACAAATAATTAAGACATCTTATCCTAAAGATAGCCAGGAATAAACCCTGGCTTTGCGCTAAGGGCTAAAACATGTTAAAACTACGGCAGCACAACATAGCTATCATCAGTCGGCATATTCAAAAATCCAAGGCCAACACCAAGAACCACGGAAGTAAATTTAACTACTCCCATTGTTCTTTCGATAATCCCATCATTCTTTTCTATTTTTTCTTTAACTTCCCTGACGAATTCCAAGTTATACGTCAAGGTATTTTCTAACTACCCCCTACGCGCTTGGCAGCAGATTCCGATTTAACTTCATCTTCTTGCATTAACTCTTTCTGCTTCAATTGCATATCCAATACGCTATGTATAAGGCCATGAAGGTGATTAGTCTGCATAGATTCGACCTCCTTGAGGGCACGAGCGTTATCCAAAGCACCAGATGCCATATCATGTATAGCCTTGCCTTCATGCCATTTTGCAAGAGACATATCTGCAACTGCTCGAGTTTTCTTCTCATAAGCTGACGCCATCTCATTTTCTGCTCTAGCGGTTTGCATTTGAGCTTCCGCCTGCATTTTCTGCATCTCAGATTGCATTTGCATTTGCTGCATTTGACCTTGTTGTTGCTGCATCTTATCCATTTCTTCGATAATGGTTTTCTTATCTTGTAAGTTAGATCTTTCCACGATGTAACGATTGGAAATGGGAACACCCATCTGTTTGATTTGTAGGGCTTGTAAGAATTGGAATTGACGCTGTGTAGAAGTAAGCTCACCTTCGTCTACAACACAGTTAAATTTACTAAATAATGTATCAAAGAAACGATCAGTAGGCTTTTTGCCAATGATACGAGCAACATGACCTTCACTCCAGTTGTTGACTATTAGATCATCCATTATAGTCGAAACAGCCATTTGAGACACGTTTAACTTGTCAAAGACACCACGAAGTCCTGTTAGGCCTTGTCCCATTTTGATTTTCATCAAGATGGAAGTCATTTCTTTAGATTTTATGTCATTTCCGAATAGTTCTTCAGGACCGACAATGTCCATGATCTCTTTTTCGATATTGGCAATCAATTCTTCCCAACCAGGAGCAACCATAGGAGGATTAATAGGCACTACATCAGTCGCTAGATTGGCGTTCTGCTTGAAGTATAGGATTTTACCAGGGCCTTGAAAGAAAGCGTCTTCTGGGTTAACTAATGCATCTTCCTTGACCATTAGCCCGCTCTGGATCTGAGCATCTAGGATGTCTAGTTGCCTATTACGTCTTCTATTAAGTTCTATTTGAGACGATCTGATATTTCTGGGGATACCCATATAGCGGTACGCGTAGTTTTGAACCTCTGGAAAATGGTAACACATGAATGGGACAAAAGGAAATTTGTCTAGCCCGTAGGGGCGTTTTTCTTCATACATGTGATTGTTATTTACGAGAACATGGAGTTTGACTGAAGGCTTTTGAGCGGTAATAAGTTCAAGATTTGGATTATATCTAGCTAACATCTTGAATTGTTCAGCATTGCCTTTCCACTCAACAACTTCGCCTGTGAATTTATCTAGAATCTTTCGGACTTTACGCCAATCGCGCACCCAATATTCATCATAGGCATACATTTCTATATTATATTGCGTCCAGTTTTCGGGCATAAACTGGAATTTACCATCCTTGGAGACATATCCCTTGCCTAAATAGGGAAGATCTTTCTTTAGATCAGGGAATAGGGCTAGAAGTTGTCGTCTATTGACATACTTGCGAGTCCATATACGGGTGCAATCGGATAAGTCCTGTTGGGTCCAATAATTGTCCATAACGAACGACGAATACGGAAGGCGTGTTGTGCGTATGGCAGGATTTTCGGGATCTTCACGCGGATCAAGCCAAATAGACATAAGCTCCAGACCAGAAGTGATACCACCTTCAAAGCAATCTGAGATCTTTTCATAAGTTCCATCTTGTCTTTTTGCCCAACTAAGAGCAGTTGTGCGTTGTTGCGCTGTTTCTCCCATATCAGGATCATTATCAGCTGCTTCCAAGGTTGAAGCAAGTCGATGATCCCTTTGGAAACCGGAGATCATATTACGCACACGAAGGATTTTATTGAACTGAAGTTGCTGTTGCTGCCTGTAGAAGTTGTTAGACCACATGTAGTTAGCTGCTTGCTGATCACCTGCGGTCATGCGTGTGTCAATATCAGCTTCTACCCAAAACTGTTGAACCAGAGACTGGGTTTCTCTCCAAAAATCATCAAGTTCCTGTGCAATAGGATTAGCTGCTGGCCATGTAGACGTCATGTGTTGCCTCATTAAAATATTTATTTACACTGTAAACATTATTTTAATTGAGTGCAATGAGGGAACCATCAATTACTTTTTTGCTGCCTTACGCTTTGCGTTTTCTGCAATCTTCGCCCTTTTTTTAGAAAATGCTTCATCAAGCCTAGCTTCCATCTGATTATCTTTACGATTCGCTCCCTTCGTGTCTTTCGCACGAGCTTTAGCACCAAGTCCTTCGTTATGTGCAAGCGTACTGAATGTTTCCTCACGTTTAGCTACCTTTAGTAAGTTTTTCTTGTCTCTCATTTTTTAACCTTATTCATTTGATTTCCACAGTCAAGACAAATTCTTGTTTCATAATCTTGCCAACAAGCGATGCGTCTATCACAGATTTCGCATTCGAAAAGAACTTTTTGTGATCGATCGCCCGAAATACTTACGTCTAGGAATGTCTTAGCTGTTTGACCTACACAAAAGTCATTATGTCTGCTGCCGTAAGTCTCTAATCTCATCTTGCTCATTGACACCTTCACTTTGTTCAGATACACTCAGATTGTCTAAAGTTTTCATAACTCTGCCTTCCCCTCTTTGCTCGCGTTAGGAGGGGTTTTTTAACATCCCTTCTTCTTCATCTTCTTATATTCTTTAATCTCTGGATCACGCACTTCGCGGTCTATCTTTACAAGTTTTTCATTAGCTTTCTCAGCACCTTTGAGTTCACGTACAGCTAAACCTTTCTTTCCTTTCTGGATAGCGCCCTGTGCGGTCTGCATGCGTTTAGTCACTTTGTGCATCTTTTTATCCACCGGATTCACCTATATTGTAATTATCATAAAAATGAATATTAGCATTTATCGTTTTTATCATGCCATGCTCATTGGGATCATGCCCAGATTCCATGAAAGGATATTGCCAGACATGGATAAAGTTAGGAAGAGCATAGATGTCTTCTCTATCCTCAAGATTAAAACGAACGATAACTCTTTTTTTCATTACTTTAATCCTTGTAAATTTAGGTTTACGTCTAAAAATACCAATTCTTGTCTAAGTCCGGCCTGCTCCAAAAAATTACAGAAGTCTTCATCCATATCTCTTCCTATTTTTTGACTATATGAGACTCTTTGACACAGTTTTTTCAATGAATCATACTCGATCATTATCATTTTAGCTTTAACTTCCATGACACTCCTTCAATAAAAAAGCCTCAAAGTTTTACCCTTGAGGCTCAATAGAAATTTTACAAAAACTAGGAAAATCAAATAGCGAAAGCCAACTCGGAGGAAGGCGATGATCCGTTAAGGAGATCGTTAGTAACCATACACAAGATTGCTCATCTCGTCAAGATAACCATAAAGTTTTTTACCAAGCCATTTGCGGTAGTTCCTAATACGACAATCACAAAAGTATTTCCCTTCGTAATGGGCTTCTTCCCCACTTCGTTTCTTCTGTCTCAACTTCTTCTTGGAGATCTGCTTCATTATAGTATCCATCATTCTCCATGCACCACCTACATATGTCAATGCAAGTATGTTCAGATTCCTTAAATTTCTTATCACACATGTAGCATATTCTAATATCCATAAGCTTTACGTCTCATTTCGTCAATCTTATCTTTAGTCAAAGAACCAACTCCTTTACCATAAAGTTTCAATGCCATAGCTAGATATCTAGTCGCATCTGCCGCATGGGATGACCAGTCATGCTGGGGAGTATCGCTATATATCTGCATCTTGTCATTGAATTTCTTGTGATAACTCTGGAGACATTGAATCAGAACTTTGCATTTGTCTTTATCTATATAGCAATGTGACAGCATCGAGCGTGTCTCTTCAATACCTACATCAAAGTCCTCTCTAGGAAGAGCAATGCCCTTCAGGCCAAGTTCCCATAGTTTATTGATCCCAGTCATTCCAGTCTGGAAGTGACCAGCGGCAGCGTCATGTGGCAAGAAATGCTGCCCATAGGCAAAGCCCTTGCTTTGGATCACGCGAACATAGTGGGCCAAGCCTTCACCTTGAGACTCATAGTAGTCGATTATCCTGACTTCAGTTCCAATGACCTGATACCAGATGATTGAAGTACTGTCTCCGAATCCACAGTCCCATGCCGTATTAACCAAAGCACATGGATCGTAGCCCACTCGGCATATCCTACCTTCATCATCCATTTTACCCATAATACGCGCATAGTAGGCACCTTCTGTACCACGAGCAAATGAACAGTAATATTCTTGCTGGATGATCTCTTCCGATCTTCCTTCAGCTCTTTCTTGATCTATCTGTTCTTGTGTTATTAAACCAGTATCCTCGATAGTCAATTTCTGTCTGAACCAAGTCTTAGAGTCTCGCATATCATCCCAAAGTTTCCATGCATGATTCTTGCCCATAGGGGTAGTATTGAACACTGCCCAGCCACCATTCTTCAACAGAATAGGAGATAAGATCTCAGACCAGATACGTGGATCTTGCATAGCGTATTCAGATAGAACGACTCCCTTGGGGTTAGTGCCTCGTATCGCATCGGGATTGTCAGAACCTACAATCTGGATGAGCGATCCATTTTTCAATCTAATCTTCATCTCAGAGCTGTTAGGTTGACCTTCAATGAATTGCTTAGGAACATAGTCCAAGAAACGCTTACCACTTTCATCCATACCGTCCCAGATAACCTTTCTACCTTGATTGTATGTAGGTAGAATATAGTAATAAATTCCTGGAACATCCCTACAGGCTGCATAAATGGTCAGCATCCAACAGCTATAGTCTTTCCCTGCTCGACGATGGTAAAGAAGGAATGCTCGCCTATATCCAGAAAACATGGCTTTCTCAAACTCAATCTGATACCAACGTGGCTTGTAGTCATCTAGGATTTCTATTTCATTGAGCATATCTTCCTCCACTTTGTTACTCCTATCACATGCCCTTGATGCCCACCAAGATCCCATACCTCAAGTGTTGATATTTTATCTAAAACGCTTTCCTCTATATCTTCAGGAAATTCCTTCTTCAATCTATATGAAGATATCTCGAATTTGAAGGTGACTTCATGCCATTCTGCAATTTCATCCATGTCTTCTTTACAACAATATGTCTTATGTCCAAAACATAGGCATCTCTGATTGTTATCTGGTAAACTTATTAATACACTACGCTCTTCACTCATACGTCACTCCGGTTATATTTTCTTAGAAAATCCAACATCTAATCTTCCACTTCAGGTGGTTTTGGTTTTGGCATCCAATGTGTCACCATTGTATCTTCCTCCCAGAAGTCAGACGTCATTTCAAATGTATTATCCTCAAAACAATATCTTCCCATAGCTATTAATTTTGGATTGTATACGTCTACGCAAATTACAATCTCACCATTTTCTGGACATTCATCCTCTATCTTTATCCATTTCACTTTCTTTTCTCCTAGGGTTAATCATTTTCCACTTGACAGATCATCAAAAACTTGACAGCATCGAAGATGCGTATAATTACACAACGTGTGGAGCATCGATGATAGAAAATCCCTTCCTTCACAACTGCGTTGCTCAGTCTGTGATTTTCTTTTTTTTCTCGTTTTTTATTCTTTTGGTAGTTTGTTCATCCCGAGTGGTGACGCAGGAACGAGGGATGTAAACCCTAACATCTGAGTCTTCTATAATACTCTCTAAAAACATTAGCTTTTTTTCCAAGGCAGCTAGCTTAACTTCAAGATCAAAAACTCTGTCAAATAAACAATCTTCTTCGCTCATCGTATTCCTATAAATGTTAGGTACTTAGATTAATTCTTTCGATTAAAGCACTATGTCGGACACTTTGCATAAAAGTAACCTATAGTCACTTTTTCGTAGAAAAGTTTTGTACCTCCCCTAATCACTTATTCTCATCCAGCCAGAAGGGGTCGGCCACCCCGTCGACTTTGCCTATTAGGGCAGGCGAGGCGCCTTGCTACGCTGCGCTGCTGCGCTGTGCCCCATCAATGCTAGTGCAATGCAATGCTAAGCTTGGAGTAGCCAAGCGTCACACTCACACTGATAGCATGCCACACTAGGCGTGTAACACACACAGCTTACGCGTAGCGAGTTAGCATGCTACATCATATGTTAGTACAGCTATGCTAAGCTAGCACGCTACAGCCAAGCTAATGCAATCATCGCTACGCTCTGGTTACCTATCAAGCTGGCAAGTAATGGGTAGCCCCCCCTCCCCTATCGGGTCAAAGGAGAGTGAAGTATGCAATCTCTCTCACCTAAACCTAACCTATCTAATCCAAGTTAACTGGCATTGCATATTGATTGAGCTATGATAAGAGCTAGCAACATGACTAAGATAGTTAGAGACACTAGCATAGTGCATAGCCAAAACTCAGACATACTAGCGATCAAATCGTTAAGCTTTCTCATTCCCCTATTGCCTCTTTAGTCTTTGCTTTGATCTTACTAGCTGTTTGAATCTCTGCCCTATCAAGTGAGCCTTTATCAACTAGCACTATCTGAGTCTGAGCAACTGTAGAATCAGCTCTAATCTCAGCTTCATGCTCTTTTAGCACTTTGTCGTATACAGCCGCATATCTACTGTAGGGAGCGCCATTGCCCTGTTTTAAAGCTAATTGCTCTCTTCTTACTCCTATCCATGTCTTAGCTTGTCTGTATGCCTTAGCAAATATCTCAGACTCTTGCGTCCAACTCATTAGCTCCTCTTGTGATATTTTGCGATCAATACACCAAGCTCTGAGTATAATGCTATCATCTTTAGACGCCCATGTTAGCAAATCACTGGACTCTTTGAGATAGTCATTGCGAGGAGGGCGACCAGTTCGGCTGCCTGGTTTTTTCGGTTTACGTGGCATTGTGCACCCTTATTTAAAATTATTAATGTCTAATGCTCACTGTATCCCAGAGCAACTTAAATTAAAATACCCTTTATCATTGTGATAAATCATACACTTATGATATAGTTATGTACATCAAAGCGATCAAGTCTCCCGATAGCCTACACAGTAGGCCGGTTGTAGCAGAGAGCTAAGACACAAAACAAACAATAAACTGAACGAAGTGAAGAGAGGCAAATATGAACAAACAATACATGATAACTTATAATGACATTCTAAATAAAGGCTACTTGCCTTCTTTGGCTACCGAATACATGACAAGTAGCTACTCAGATAGGGCATTTGCCGAAGAGAGAGCTAAAAAGCTAAATATAAAATATGAAACTGAAGGATATTCAGTTGTTAGAATCGTGGACTCAATATCATCCTATTTGGCCTTATAACTTAAAAATAACAACTAAGCCCCGAAAGGGGCGAATGAGGGCAATATGAAATATCAAGCAATAGCACAATCGCAACTAGGGCATACAATTGAAAAGACATTTTACTTAGCAGACTTTTGCACTACGCTTAATCTGTACTTAGAGGCCATGGAATGGCTAAAGATTCATCTTAGAGCTAATGACTGGCGTATCGGGCAATTGCATGACGGCAAAGAATATGTAATGACAATAAGAAACTAATAAACATAGGCCCTTCGGGGCAGAATAGGGGATTATGAGTATAGAAATAAGCGCTAATTTAGTGATCAAAGACGAAAGAGAATGGCAAAGAAGGGGAGTAGGACAATGAAAGACATAAGCATATTCAAAGGGATAATCGAATTCAAGACACCCGAAGGAGAGCATTTAGAATGCTTAAACCAAGGTGCAGGTATCTGGCATATATATAAACTGCAATACAATGCCTTTATCATGGATTTAGCATGCAAGATAAACGGGAAGGCGAGTTGCCTAAAGCTATACAATCAATACAAGAAAGGGGAATAGCATGAGTATAACATTAGAGCAAGCCAAAAACATGATAGGGTATCAATTGCATCGTAGGGGATGCTTAGATCAAACGTTTAGAGAATGCCTATTTGAAAATTTAGATCCTGTTTGTACTTTGGATGTTAGGGGATATATCAACGATTTAGACAATGAATGGATGAAAAAAGAATATCAAAGGGCCTTGGATATCCAAGGGGAACTTAGCATAGAAGATATAGCAGGGGCGTTGACTGAACTAGCTGAAAAGGCTAGTAAAGGATATTTCAGCGGTACTAACTTTGAATATCAGTCCGTTGTTGCCTGTTACGTCAAGCGCTTAGCAGACCTAGCTTGCGGATGCCGGCATTATGAAAGTACGTTTAAGAGCAAATTGGAAAAAATAACACAACTAGCAGGGGAATAAGCAATGAAAAGACAAGACGTAACAACAAGTAATTTGGCTGATTTTGGATCAAGAGAACGTAAAATGCTAGTGGAATTACTACTAGCTTGGGAAAATCAGGGATTGCCAGACGGTTTCTATCAAGACGAAGTAACTCCTATGATGAATAGAAATAGCGGTTGCTTATTTCTTACTAACAGCGACTACCAGGTAGCCATGATGAATGGTGACAAGCTTGAAATATGGCATAATTGCCCTAATTGCGGGCATGAAGGATTTGCAGAGGATTGCCAGGTTAATGATGAAGATTGTAACGGATGCAGAAAAGATGAATAGCCCGAAAGGGCTTTCTTGTTGCACCAAATAATAAAAATATGATAAAACACAACAAACGAACGAAGCGAAGAGGGGAGTGCTAGCCGTGGTAACCAAAAAACAATTAAAGCCAAAGGGGAGTCTTAAGGTAAAGACACACCTGTATATCCCAGAGGAGCTAAGCCTAAGATTTAAAGCATACTGTGCACTAGACAGGTATACAATGAGTGAGAAGTTTGAAGAAATTTTGATAAAATTGCTAAGTGAAAACAAAAAAGGCTAGGGGATTATGAACGCGAACACAAAGATTTTGGTTGAAAAAGACCATTCTAAATTTAAGATTTTTAGCGAAAACAGACCGGTGACTTATGCCCACGTTATGAAAATTTGCGACAATGAAAGCTTTCCGCTAAAATACATGTTAAACCCTATAATCGTTAATGAGAATATGTATGTAATCGATGGACAGCACAGGCTACAGGCATTGACAATGCTAAATCTCCCTGTGTATTATGTAATCCAAGAAGGCGGGGATTGTATGTCAATAATCAATTATCAGACGTCAAAAAAATGGACAGTTGAAGATTTTATTAGATTTTATGCACGTAGGGGATTGCGAGATTTCAATTATTTATTAGAATACAGAGAGCGTTATGAGATATCACTTTTCACGGCAGCCACATTGGTAAGATGCTTTTGTGAAGTTAAGGGAAAATCTAAAAGCTCCATTTTTCGCGAAGGGATTCTAGATATCACACACAAAGACAAGCTGGAAGATTTTTCGTATCTTTACATACCAGTTGTCAAGAAAATCCAAACGGATATGAAACCTAAAAAAATACCTCAGCCATTTCATGAGTCTTATATTAGAGCTGCCGTTGAGATATACTATCAAGACAGGGCGCGTTTAAAGATACTGATGGACAAGCTACCAAACTATTGCACGTCAATACCTAACACCAGCAAAGAAAATGAAGCACGAGAGAATTTTGAAATAATCATAGCTAGAAGGGCACGATAATGGAATTGCGCATAGTTATACATATCGAAATGAAAATTGTGTCTGAACTTAATGTAAAAGAGCACTGGGCTAAGCGTCACCGGCGGCATAAAACACAAAATTTAAAGATATGGCAAGCTATGCGTACCATTAATCCACAATTACCTTGCAAGGTGAATCTAATCAGAGTTGCCCCTAGGGCGCTTGACTATGATAACCTTGTGGGAGCTATGAAAAGCATTAGAGATTGTGTAGCAGATCAACTAATACCCGGGCTTGCGCCTGGGCGTGCCGATAATTTTGCTGGTCTCAGTTGGGAATACGCGCAAAAGAAAGATAAGCCAAAATACTATGGATTATCAATTGAATTCTTTTGGTGAATTTTATCCAAGTTTTCCTGTATAATTTTCATATTCACACTCATTTTGTCGTCAAAATCTGCTTGATGCTCAAAACATTTCCTTAGAGAATCAATACATTCTTGATGATATTTAACTTTGCCGTTCAAATGCCAAACTTTTACCAATAAAAATCCAGATACAAAACATAAAAATCCAATCATTTCGTACCTCTACATATATTTCTTTCCAAAATATCAAGCCTGTCATGTAAGTCAAAAGCCATCTTTGACAAAGCATTTTCCCTAGCAAACAAAGATTTTCGCATTTTATTCATAGATTCGCGCAAAGAATCTATTTCAAGTTGCAAGCATTCTGTCTCTGTAGGTATTGGCTTGAAAAAGTCATATTGTATAGGTAACGCCATTAGTGTAACCCGTGAAAATCACACATTAACTCATAAGTAAAATCCCAATCTTGCTCCAAAGCTGCAAGTATAACCTCGAATTGCAGTTGAGTAAGGGCACTTTTTGGCAAAGACTTAACAATATTTTCCAATTCTGTTACAGTTGTCATAAACACCTCCGCGAAGATTATATATAAACTCCGCGAAGATAAGCAACTACAGAAAATATTTTAAATATCCAGCTTGAAACGTTTGACTATATTTTCAAAAGCTCCTATCTGTTTTTCCGAAAGCGTGAAACCTTTTTCTACTTTTTCCCAAAGAGATAGTATAAACTTTTTGTCAAAAGTAGGTTGCGTTTCCGCCCATTTTAGCATCTTTTCCAACCTGTCACTCAAAGAGCCAATAGGGCCAACTTTGGGCGATTCAGCATTTGAGTTTATCCTCTTATTATATTCTTCTTGTATTTCATTTATGATGCCTTGATCGCTCTCGATGCAAGCACCAAACCTCTGATATTTTACGATTACTTCTTCTTTGCTCTTACAATTATCGAAATACATATTTACACTCCTACTAGCCCTTCGGCGTAGCTATCAAATTCAGGGACATAACGCATATAAAAAAACCTCTCAAAACCGCACAATCTATTTTTGCATACTCTGATTTTAACTCTCAAAAGATCTAGGGGATCTAGCCTATCCATCCGCGTGATAATCACAACATTATCAGCATATTGTTTGATTCCAGAGCTGCCCTTTAAATCAGACATGCCCACCTCTTGCCCTTCAGGCAATTGCTTAGGATGCACAACAAGTATTATTCCCATTTGGAATTCCATAGCCAATTCGTGGATACATCGCATTGCCTCTGTGATAGCCTCAGAGGTGTTTTTTCCATCTGATTCATAAAGATAATCAAGGTGATCTAATAACACATAATCTATGTTATATACGTAAGAAGCTTGCTCAAACAAGTTTCTTAGTTGAGCTAATCTAACATTGCTATTGGATATGTTAAGAAACACCTTGTAAACATCGTAGTAGTCTTTACATGACTTTCTATCTTCATCGGAAAAAGCATCGAACTTCATCTTTTTCTTCAGAATTAAAGACGCCATTTTTCTGTGTATCGTCTTTGGATTCATTTCAAATGAATTTATCCAAACGCCTTTGCCTTTTTCAGCTAACATTTTCATAAGATAAAGAGCAAAGCTCGTTTTTCCGCTCCCAGTATCACCACAAAGAACCGTTACTTCCCCTTTGCGCATACCTCCAAGTATGGCGTCAAGCTTTTCCACGCCAAATTTCACACCTAGATCGACTGGATCGTAGTAGTCTGAAGAAAAATCTGTGCCGTCTGTGATAGCTGGATTATCGATCCTTCTAGCATTTTGCATTAAAAGCTGTAAATCCGTCATGTCGACCTCAGGATTTTTTATAATCCACTCATTCGCATCCTTGCAAGGAAGAACAAGCCGTCGATACCTCAATGGACTAATGAGTTTCTCCGCCTTTTTGGCTGCTTCCTCACCTGGACTGTCCATATCGGTAGCTATGTAAATCAGCTTAAATTGCTGTAAAAACTCGTAGTTGTTTCGGATAGCACTTTCTATCGATCCAGCCCCGCTTGGCAGAGAAACGCAATTAGAAGCTCCTAATTGAGCTAACGCTATGCAATCGAATTCCCCTTCGGTGATTATGAGATAATCGCTTGTAGAGCCTTTAAACTGAGAAAAAAAGGGCATCTTGAAGGTGTCCTTCAATTTATCATCGATGTAGTTGTATGTTTGCATTTTCTTGTTGCTCATAGCTCTTGACTTCCAGCGAACGATTTCGCCATTGCGGGTAAATGCAAAATGCATGTAACCATCGCATGATGCACAACCGCGTTTAATTGCCTCAGGAATCGATAAAAACCTTGAGGCAAGGAATTCCCTGCCTTCTGCATCTAACGAGCCTGGAGAGAAGAATAAGGGCATTGTAGGGCTATTCATGATTTCACCTTGAGTATGGTTTGTAATTCGTGGTCGGAAAGTTCGATCCCAGCTGATTTCGTTTGAGCCAACGGAAGTTTGATACCTCGACTAGATAAAAATGATCCACATTTATCCTCAAAGCCTGAACCGAACAAAAAGATCTGCTGAGTTGTGCCTGAAGTGAATGTTATACCCATTGCGTCAATGAAACACTCGTATCCTGCATAAGTATTTCCATTCTTGAAGTATGCCTTAGCTTGATTTGTGAATGACTGTGTTCCACTTGACTTAGGTTTTGCATCTTGCTGCATGTTCAATTCCAGCTTGTCGAACTGCTTTTTCAAAGACGCTGTTGAGAGTATATTCTTTCGCCAAAAGTCGTTAGACGGCAACCAGGCGATCACCGCCTTGATATTTTCCGCAACCCTACCAGCCTTGAGCATCGAATCGACGATCTTAGCCCAAGCGGCAAGGTTGGGCTCGGGATAGTCAGGCTTAAAAGTTTGGATTTGCTGATAAAGAAAAAGAGCAAGTTCGGACGCGGCAGCGGACGTATGTTCTTTCTTATCTTCTTTACTTTCTTTCTTTCTTAGTTCCTCGCCCTTCGGTCGCCCTTCGGTCGCCCCTGGCTCGCCCTTCCGGTCGCCCTGTTCGTCTAAATTTATGTCGTAAATGTCTGAGCTTATGATCTTTACCTTAGTGCCTACGGTCGCCCTTCCGGTCGCCCCTTTTTTGCGATTTCTGCAAGTTTCAACAATTTCGATCGCCCTTACGCTCAAAAGTCTCTCTTTTGCTACACGATATTCCTTCTCTGTTAGTCCTAGTGTTTTGTGATCTCCAATGTGACATTCCCCGGGTAGCAAACCATCTGGATGTCCCGCAAATAATCTAGCGCGCATGGCTATTAAAGTAAGAAGTCGGTAGGCGTTTGGGTGATTAAAAAAAAGCCATTCAGACTCAGCACTCCTAAGCAATTTTATAAATCCACACATAGACACCTCTCATCCGTCAATGTGAGTGTGCTTCTTGTATTGACAACTTCATGTTTTATCCATGTGTATCTTTCAAATATTTTAATTGCTCTTGATATCTTAATAAGGGGGATAGATTTGTGACAAAGCCGATGTAATTCCCTGAAGGTTATAGAAATTTGTCTTCGATTAAGGAAAATCATTTTTCCATGATCGTCAAATAATCTATCCTTTACGAAGAACCTAGAAAGCAATACCAAAAATATATGCTGATAATCAGGTGAAAGTTCTTGCCAAAGAGGCTCTTCTAAAAAATCATTTTCAATCTGGATTTTCACAGACATGGCGGTATCCTTGATTAAAATAAATGTTTGAATTGAAATTTAATCAGGATATGATAGAATGGGAGACGAAAAATCCCCAAAAGTATCATATCTCTGATACGAAAATAAGCCGGACTACGAATCCGGCTTTTTCTTTTTAAGACGCTAACACATCTTAAGCTTAAAGTACACATCAAACGACCTCATTGACCGTGTCCCAACCTACGAGCTCAATGCAAAAACTGTCGTCTCTTTCTTCAAAATTTACTAAGGATTCTTTAAGCAGACGAAAAAGAAAATTCCTAAATCTCGTTGTAGATTCTAGAAATTCCATCCTGATATCTTCATGTAAAATAACAATCTGGTTTTCACTGTCTTTTTTATTCCAGAGCTTGATGTATAAACTTGCCGCTTCGGGGCAATGATCTGTAACCTGGGTGAGGAACATAACGGGTGGTAATTCGGGAAAAATGAAATCCATAAGACCTCTGTAAACATATTTTTAATGCGACAGAGCACTGGACAAAAATGCGATACTTGCTTAAAGTAATGGCGTTTTTAATGTGCTCTTTGGGGTTAGTTCGGTTGGCACCTTTGGCTAACCCCACTCTTTTTTTTGGTTTCCCAATCATGAAATTATAAATCTTAAATTTCAATCTCGATCTACAATCACCGTGAGCAAATATTTTCCTTCGACTTTTTTGACATTAGCGCTTATGTTGTAGGAAACAATCTTACCGCTAAGGGTCTTACGGATGAAAAATGTGTGGAAAAATCTAGTCGAAATGGTCTGGGAAGACAAACCTTTTTTATACCTTGTCATGCTCAATCTGGGGTTTGGCGCGTTTTGCATTTGGCTTTTTATCATTGCGATGCTCTAAACGATATTTGTTATGTGATAGGTCCATGCAGCGCACCGCGCCTTTAGTCTGTTCTTCTATTATCGATGCAACCGACAAACTTGGCTCTTGTCTGCCGCTGCAAATGTTATAAATCGTTGCAGGTGATACACCTATCTTGTTAGCGAACCACTCCATTCTCATGCCTGTTTCAACAAAATATTCCTTAAGATTCATGTGTTTACCTATTTTTTTTAGTTTATGTGTTGCACTTAATTCGTGCGTATGTTATAGTTGTATCATACGAGGTTACACAAGTCAAGGCTTAATGTCAATCTCGAAACAACAAACACACTGAGAGAAATTTATATGAATGATGAATTTAGAAAGATAAAAGAGAGGACTTGGAGAGAAATATATGCAGATGTAACGGATAGATTCCTTTCTGATGAGCTAAAATGTATTGCAGGTCACATGAGCGATCTTAGCGTGAGAGAAAAATTAGTTAGACAAGAAATAATGAAAAGAGGTGCCAACCATGAGTAATTTACAAGAATTAGTTAGCCTAGCCGAAATGATCACCGAGAAACTTGATAGAGCAGTTCGCGATGAGGTGAACTTCGCCGGCATAATCAGCGACACACTTGAATATTATGCGCAGCAGACGAGACGCTTACGCAATGATCTTTATCAAGTACAAATGTATTCGGAGGGTGAATATGCTTAATTTCAAAAGCGATGCACATCTTCAAGCCGCTTCGGATGAGATGTATAAATACTATGATGAGGCTTTGGAGATAGTAAAATGTTCGATCTCAGGTCTATTTGCTAAAGACTTGTTAGCCATTCTTAGCGTTACGTGGTGGGAAGGCGAAATGTCAGCTAAAGTAATGGCTAAGAATTTGGGGCTAACTAAAGCTCATTTTCAAGCGACTCGAGGAAATAATGAGTATTTTGCTTGGATGATCGAAGATGACCTAGCAGCTCAACAAGCTGAGGGATATTAACAAAGGGGGGACCATCCCCCCTAAGAATCAATAAATTGTCCGTTCAACAAAATATTATATCTTCACAGAGAAAAAGGAAAGACAATGAGCGCTCAAATACAAGTTTATGAAAAAACGCAAGTACCTGCACATTTTGATGATCAAGTTGCTAGCGCAGTCAAAGAAATGTTTCCAGAGCTTACAGCCAGCGAGTTTATTCTTTTTGGTATGGTGTGCCAGCGCACAGGGCTTGACCCTATCCTGAAGCAAATCTATGCTGTCAAACGCATGGATAACAAGATAGGTCGCAAGGTTATGACTGTCCAAACAGGTATCGATGGATTCAGAATGGCAGCCGAAAGAACCGATTGTTATGCCCCAGGCCCAGAGCCTACATTTGCACATGACTCTAACGGTAATTTTATTTCTGCCACTGCCTATGTCAAAAAAATGACTAAGGACGGTACTTGGCACCTAGTGGGGGCTACAGCTTACTTTGATGAATATTGCCAGAAGTACAACGGGAAACCTACAGGTTTTTGGGCGACAATGGGTAAAGGGCAAACCGCCAAATGTGCTGAAGCTCTTGCAATTCGCAAAGCATTTCCTAATAGATTTGCTCAACTGTATTCGGTTGATGAAATGAACCAATCGCAAAATGTAACAGTAGTGGAAGAAACAAAATCTAAACCTGCTCTCGTAGAGAAAAAGGCTCCATCGTTGATAGGGGAGTATGCCTATATCTCCAAAGAGCAAGCTACTGAGCTAAGGGCAGAAATAGGGGAAGATCTTAACTATCTCGAACAGTTTATAGACAAAATGAAGTCTCACAAAGTGAATTCTCTGGAAGAAATTCCAGCTAATTGGTACGCTCGCGCGTTAAATTTAGCTAAAGCAAACACTGAGTCTAAACAAAAAAAGTCGATGTAAAACGGTTTTACATCTAGGAGAGTATGAAAAAGATCCAACTTGAACAGGGAAGCCCCGAATGGCTAGCTTATAGACAAGATAAAATAGGGGCGAGTGATTGCCCCATCATTATGGGTGTATCACCCTGGCAGAAACCTGGCGATCTATACAAAAATAAGCTTGGGATTACCAAGCTTGAGAAGAATTGGGCTATGCAGAGGGGAGTTAATCTTGAAGGTCCAGCACGTGAGGCCTTCATGTTGGAATCTGGGATTTATGTTGAACCTTGCGTAGGGGAGTGTGAAAAGAATACATGGATGATAGCATCGTTTGACGGTCTTTCACTTGACGATAAAGTTGCCGTTGAGATAAAGTGTCCAGGAAAGAAAGATCACGATCTAGCTTTAAATGGACAAATACCAGAAAAATATTTCCCTCAGCTTCAACATCAGATGGCTGTTTCTGGCCTTGAATGGATTTACTATTATTCGTTTAACGGATCTGAAGGAAAGTTGTTAACGTGTGAACGTGATCAAGACTACATAGACACCTTGATATCTGTGGAACTTAAATTTTGGATGTGTCTACAGACCTTCGTTCCGCCTAATTGACAACCGTGTCTTGTCAGGAACGTTGTGGCACATCCGTTTATATATGTGTTGGCTGAGTCTGGCCAAAGGCAATCGTGCGCTAACAAGCGTTTAATGTTTACACGATGTTCCTAGGGATAAAAAAGAGAAGGTAAACACTTCCTAATCCCGGGAACCGCACGTTCGAATCGTGCACACATATTTCTGATGCTCTCTCGTTTAGTTCAAAGTGCAACGGGGGAGTGTCATTTTGGTCATTTCATCTATTGGTAAGATATGCACATCCTAAAGGCATAAATGGGGTTCGATTCCCTGGGTGGCCGTTGCCCTCAGTTGTTTGTTATCCCCCTAACGGGGGATTTTTACTTCTGATCAACAAGTTCTTCGATGATCTCTTCAGCTATCTTAGCCGTCTGAGGCGTACAAGCTACCATTAAAGCTAGCAGGCACATCACTACAAGCATTAGATTTAAATATGACTTAGTTATTGGGATTGTAGCACTCATAGGGTTTTTTTCCTCCATCACGGCCTTGTATTCCTTCGCAGTATCTTTCTCTAGCTAGCTCTCTTTCTCGCTTTTCTTGCTCGACAAGTCGACGCTCAAAACGGCCTTCTTTCTCTGGATTTCCGCCAAATTGGAATCCTTCGTGTTTTTGATTAGGATCGGGTTTGTACTTGGGGGAGTCGTCTCTCTCATCATGGCTAGTTTTAACCTTGTGATTCTTTAGATCTGGTTTTTGTCCATCGGGGAACTTTGTTCCTGTATCAGACGATTGGGCTTTGCCATGAGCATACCCATTGTTTGCTTTAACCATATTATTTACCTACAGTTTTGTGTGCTTGTAGTACTTGAATCATAGCATCGATCATAGCGTCAGGAACGTTACCGTCTTTGCCATAATCAGAAGCAGTATAGGATATAAGTTGTTCTAGAGTTTGAACAACCGAGCTAAAATGTGTTATGTTTACACATGCTGCGTAAATTGAGTTGAACATATTATTTCTTCTTCTTTTTAGATTTTCCAGCCACGCTGAGGGCGATGGCAATACTTTGTTTCCTAGGTTTTCCTTCATTAATTTCTGTAGCGATATTCTTTGACACAGCAGCTTTGCTCTTGCTTTTGTCTAAAGGCATAGGTATAATCTCCCTAAATGTGGAGTTTTATGATAGAAATCTACTGCATCTTAGTATGCACAATCTTGTTTTACACGCTAGGCCGAGTATGAAAAATATCGTGTTAGCCCTATTTTTAATACCTCAAATGCTTTTCTGTTCACCTTCGGAGCCCGAAATTAAGCTTTACGATCTATGTCCCATGATCATGCTTGAGGACTACACTATTTGGCTCCTCATCGATGATCATTGGATACGCATTCATCAGTTAGAGCATGCGTCTTGGTGTGGGTGCCCTGAATCAAATCAAACGAAATAGAAGAATGAAAAATTAAATGTTGTTCCGGCATTTGCCATTTGAACACTAGCAGCTCCAACTCCTGTACCACAACAAGCAAATTTTGCAGTTGTCGTATTGACTAAACCCTGAATAGCTAAACTAGTTGTTCCCACGGGCCATGTAATAGTACTGCTTGACGTAACAGCAGATCCTGTGGGAAGTAAATTAGACGTGTTTTTTATGGTAAAAGGTAAACCCCCTAAAGTTATTATACCTGTACCTGTGGCAGCGCTATAAGTAAATGTTCCGATGACATGAACGCAACTTCCTATTCGTATATAAGCACCAACTTGAGTTGTGTAGGTGGTTGTGCCAGCAGTGGTACCCCCCACGGCAGTAGGCACCCACGTTCCTTCCTCATAATAACTTTGAATATCACTAGTCGCCGTTCCAGTTCCTCCAGCAGAAGGAAAAGACACTGATGTAGCCGCTGCCACTCCCAAAACAGGAGTAACCAAAGTTGGAGAAGTTGTAAGGACTATATTCCCTGATCCATTTGTACTTGCGGCAGATATTGCTGTGCCATTTCCTTGCAATATGCCCGTTATTGTCGTAGATAAAGTTATTGCAGGTGTGGTCGTTGCTGTTGCCACCGTTCCAGCGAATCCGTTGGCAGATACAACAGAAACACTGGTTACAGTGCCGCTTGTTGCAGGAGCCGCCCAAACAGGAGATGCGCCTGTCGATCCTGTGAGTACTTGCCCAGTCGTTCCGTTCGCCAATGCGCCAAGTTGTCCCGTAGAGGATATGTTGACGAGGGGACCAACCACAGTCACGCCCGTTATGCCTGCAATAAAAGCCCGATTCTGTTGACCTGCACTAGATCCGTTTACTCCAATTCGGATTGTGTTGGATTCTGATAATGTTCCGGTATTACCGATAACAATGTTCGAACTCTCAGACGTACCATACGTAGAACCTGCATTTACACCCAAAGCAGTATTCTGCGTGCCTGTAGTAATTCCACCTAAAGCATTGTATCCTATACCTGTATTTGATCCCGTTGAAACTTGTAGTGTGTTTAGTGCACTAGCTCCGACAGCTACGTTTTGAACTGAACCAGTCATAAGAAGAAGAGCATCATTACCTATTGATACGTTATTAATTCCCGTGCTAGTTGCATTACCAGAATTAAAACCAACACATACGTTATTTTCTCCGCTTGTGAGACTGTTTAAAGAACCTTCACCCAACCCAACATTAGATGTTGCAAAATTAATTGATGTGGAGGAACTCCCAATAATTAGATTTGTCAAACCAAAATTTAAAGTCTCGGTGTTGGCCGTACCAGCGAATTTGACCGTTGTATTCGCGGTTAAAAAATTAAAGTTCCCTGCACTAGGAGATTCAGCGCCTCCAGTATTACCGGTGATTGTCTGTATGCCCGATGCGGCCGGAGCCGCCCAAACTGGATCTTCGCCTGTCACGCCGGTTAAAACCTGACCGGTGGTTCCTACGGCCGTCGCAGCTATAGAGCTTGTGCCCTCTCCTATTAATACCCCATGCGCTGTGTAATTTGCGGGAGTATAAGGGCCTATGAGAGATATGACGGGAGTTGTAGTGCCAGTGGCTACGGAAACTTGATTTGCTGTACCTGAGACACTAGTTACAGTTCCAGAGGTTGCAGGAGCTGTGCTTGTCCAGATAGTCCCGTTTGAGGTCAGCACATTGCCTACTGTCCCCGATGCTGTGAGACCTGTTCCGCCCTGTAAGGTCGATAATGGATAACCCGTAATGGTAAGCGCAGCATTTATCAAACTTGATGTCCCGTTAAATATAGTTCCACCAATGTTTAAAACCCCTCCTGCTGATCCAGTTATGGCATTCGTGTTAGAGCTGTTTACAGCGCCGTTTACAAGAATTAAGTTTCCCAAAGATCCTATAGAGATAGCGGATGCAGTTCCGCTAGAAAAGTAGGAACTCACTGAAAAAGCTGCACCTGATCCATTAACAGTTAGTCCTGTTGCCTGAGTGCCTGTGTTGGCCAAATCAACGACAGAATCTTGAACCCCTATTAATCCGGCGCCAGTTGATCCAACGGATATGCCAAAATCACAAAAATACAGGTTAGATCCCCCAGCGGAATTACTAGAAATAGTTGTACTTTTTCCTGTGTTATTCATGTACGTATAGTCTGCTCTGATCATGCCAGCAGAAGTTGAGTTCCATAAAGCTATACCAGTTGTGGCAAGATTTCCTCGGCAATCCGTGATCTGGATAAGTGAACTTGCACTTGAACTTGTATAGCTTATGCCGGTATTGTTCAGACAATTCAGATAGCAGCTTTTTAAATTAACAACCGTGGCTGCTGATCCAGAAACCGTCAAGAATGGTGCGCTATTAGTCTGAAGCCGAATGCCCGAAATGCTGTTAGAACCTGATCCCGTGCAAGTGATTGTACCGCTAATTGTGACATTTGGGGTTAATGCGTCCGCATCAAATGCCACTAGGTCTATGCCAGGTGGAAGTGTTAGGTTTTCTGTATACACCCCAGTCAAACCAGGCATGATAAAAATTGTGGAGTTGATCCCGCTTGCTACAGCCGCCGTTATCGCCGTTGCGATGGTTGTATAGTTGGCTCCCGTTCCTGATCCAACTCCTGCTGAACTTACAATATAAAGTGCTGTATGCAGATCTACTAGGGGGATCCCAGCTGCTAAAGTGACAAATCCATTTGGATCAACGCCAAATTGAGCACTATCAAAATGAGAGACACCATTTAAAGCCGGAGTAGAAACAGCCGCACTGGAAGAATCCTGGATTTCTAATGTAATAATGTGTTCCGCTGAAGTATTAGATCTAATTACATCTAGACCAACAACCCCTGGGCCTACTTGATTTCCTGTGAGGCTTATTGTTCCGGCAGCCGTAGGAACCACCGGATTGTTAATCCCTAAACCATTTGTATCCACCTGGATATTTAATAGATCACCTGCCGCAGTGGAGAAAAGCACCCAAAGTGCTCCGCCATTTCTCAGAGCTTCAGCCTTAACTAAAATATAAACGTTAAGATCACTAGTATCTATCCAAATAGAGGGCACCGGGTAGTACCCTTGATTTAAGGGATCTCTTAAATCATTATGATCAGGCGCTCTATTTCTTCGGTAAGTGGGAAGAAATTGATAATTCTGACCAGAATATTTTAATAGATTTCTAGATGAATCTGAATTTGGGCTTTGCGGCGATGACGTCATGTTAAAATCCTAAAACGGTTATGGATAGCGTGCCTGTTCCGGCAGCTCCAGAGGGGAGCTTGACCATATAAAGAGTATTAGCAGGCACCATAGCTTTTGAATCTTCAGTTTGACCAGATCCGGACAATCCTTCAGAAATATTCAACGTGGTAGATGCAGGTACATAGAAAACATCGTTCGTTGTCTGATCCTGAATTTGTACGTCAGTAGTTGTACCATTAATTATGATCAACTTATAGGCTGAGATAGTTACGATTGCTCCAGCCGCTTGATAAGAAGTGGTTAGGCTAGCCCCCGCAAAGGTTCTAACCTGACGTTTCATTAGTCTAGGCGTCATATTTAACTCCTTATGCGTTTAATACTAAGAAGTCAATTTGAATATCAGCTACTGTTGTGGTCGCTCCCGTTCCGTTTGTAACCACAATTGCCAGAGATCCAGCCGAAGCGGTCTTGCTCTTTATGCTTAAAGCTGAACCGCTAGTTGCCCCACTCATGCTGAGCATAACTTCGGTTGTCGAAGCAGTGATTGCAGAGTTTGTTAGAGTTAATGTTAGATCAGCGCCAGCAGCAATCGAAACAGTTGTAAAAGTTGCTCTACCAGATCTTCCATTAACTACAACGGGATTAGCCGCAATACCAGATGCTTGAGCAGAGTTTAAAAGAATACCTGTGCCAACTGCTGTTCCAACAAAATTACCGTTAGTAGCTGTGATAGCTCCCGATGTGGCAGTCAGAGTAGTTGCTGAAGTTATAGAACCTAAAGTGGTAGTTATGTTCCCTGCGGAGGCAACGATATTTCCGGTGGTTGCGGTAATGCCTGTTCCACCGGTTAAAGTCGTTATAGATGTAATTGATCCAGGGGCAATGAAAGTTGCTGGAATCGTTAGAGTGGTAATTCCTGCGTTAGTTACGGCAGTTATTTGCGTTGCGCTACCGCTGACAATAGCGACAATGTCTGATCCACCGCTAGATAAAAGAACCCAGTTACCTGGCTGAGTTTGAACCCAGAGGTTTTGTAACACAGTGTTTAGCCAAAGAGTTCCTACAGGATTCTTTTTAGCGCTTGTAGTTGGATCTATTTTAGCTTTAACGAAGTTCCATCCCCCTATGGGCACGATAACATTTATACCTTCGTATGCTTGCGGTTCTTTAGATAGACCGAGTGGATTTTTCCCTGACATTTTGACCTCTTTAGGTTTTATCGTTTAGTAAAATATTTACTTGATTCTCACCTTAGCAGGTGCAAGTTTATCTTTAAAGAAATGTTTATGATGTTTGAGTGAAAAGTTATAGCTATAACCGTGTATAACTGCCTATAACTTGCTATAACTAGATGAAAAAATGTCTTGTCTGGAAATATTCTGTGGGATGTGATAGAATTTTGGGCGAACAAACAACAAAGGATGGGTTTATGGAATGGATGCATGTATTTACAATATTAGCCGGTAACATGGCCCTTATGGGGATAGCTATAGGATTATTTTTATGGTCACGAGCAGAATCTAGGTCTGATATGCGTATGATGATGGGAATTATCAATAGCATTAAAGATGAGATAAAAGACTTTCATGGAAGATTGTGCGCTATAGAAGAGAGGAATAGGAAATAATATGGACTGGATAAAAAAACATGCTGATACTGTAATTTTGATGATAACGATCATCACATCTTTACTGACTTCAGTGATGTGGATGAATACCAAATTTACAGAGCTGGAAAAAGATATATTGGTAATAAAAACCGTGCTCATCATAAAAGGCGTAATGCCTATAGAGCTAGCAAAGGCAGGGGAATAATGGCTATCGTTGTGATTATTGGAATCATAGCCTACCTTGCGATAGGCTGTTGTGTAGTGGCAAGTGAGTTTGATTAGCGTTTCTTTTTCTTGGCTACATCCTTACGGGCTTGTTCAACTAGAGTGAATTGCTGTTTTTTTTCTTTTATATCCATCTGTTGCATGGTTCTTTCGATTGCATTCATGTTAACGCCAGCTTGCAGGATATTACCTTCAACTGCGTTCTTCATGACTTGGCTATAATGATTACGTAAAGCAGGGGATGCAACCATTCTATGAACAATCTTCTGAGTGTGGTATATAGGCCACAAACCTACTGCTCCAACCGTAGCAGCTGCTTTAGCTCCTACACCTACAAAACCAAATAATTTTCTTGTGAGTGGATCAGAAACTTTATCGCCAAAGTTCTTTTGGAGTATATTCCCTAAAGAATTGCTAGTCGCCCATGTGGCATATGCCTCATTTCCAGCACGATTAAGTTTTCCCCATTCTGGATCAACTTTTGCATATTGATCAGTTGCCTTAAGTAAAAGGCTTTTGAATCTGTTTAGCCAGTAAACAGCTTTCTTTCCTATGCTCTTATCTTTAGTGAGATCAAATCCGCCTTTGGCTTCTATGATCTCATTAACGGTTTTTCTCATGCCTACAGCGTTTTCCATTGGAAGTTTACCACCTGTGCTGAACTTCAGTGATTCTTCAATCTTGGTAAGTGCAGGTCCATGAGAATCAGACTTACCGCCTTTAGTCATTTCTTTTTCGAGTTTTCGAGCTTCTTTATTAAAATCTCTAGAATGAACATATGACCCAGGAGTTAGTCTTTTATCTGCATCGTTCAGCATGCCTGTAGCATATTGTCTTGCTCCACCATTTTGTATGCGACCAGCCATAACATCAAAAAATAACATAGTGCCCGAAGCGGCCAGATCTGAAACATTCTTGCTAAAACCAGTGTATGTCAACCCTTCTTTAGTTGAAGCTCCTATGACTGGTATTGCTAATGTCCTGAAGAATCCTAATCCACCAGACATGGCATTAGCAACGATATTACTGCCTAATGCGTCTATCTTCTCATCCATTTCTGTTTTTGGTTCAAAAGCACCTGCTGTCAAATCTTTAATAGTATTTCGAACATCCGTAGAAGTTGGCAAGTGTTGAGTTGTGTGATCTTTTAAACCTGGTATGAAACCTATCATCCATTTTCCAACAGCTTCAGCATTTCCTGGAAGTCCAATCAGACTTTCTAAAGCTCTAACCTGTACTCTTTTCTGTGAAGAATCCCATATATCAGGTTTAGGAGTTCCTTTACTTTTCTCTTCCTTAGCCAAAGGTTTTTCCGTATTAGTCTCTTTAGCTTGCTCTGCTTCTTTAGCTAACCTGCGTTGTGGTGCTTCATTTATCTCAGAAACAAATTGCTCTTTGCGGGCATTGAATTCTTTTTTTGTAGCAGACAAAGCATTCGCAACATTTGGATATTTTTCCTTAATTACTCGTTTGACATCTTCCCATGGTGAACCAAAACCTTTAGTTTCTCCAACCTCTTTAGCTTTTTTATTTATAAAATCAAGTAAAGGCGCAGGGAGCGATTTTCCTTCCTCAGTCAATGGTTCAGTCGTATCAGATGCGATGTCCTGTCCTTGTGCCTCTAATGCGGTTTCTTGAGGCATTCCAATAGGTTGTGTTTGTGCAGGTTGTTGCATTTGAGATTGAGGCTCTTGAGGCACTTGGCCCATAGGGGAAGCTTGCTGTGCTGGTTGAGCTTCAACTTGTGCTTGAGGCATAGCCGCTTCTTCCCCTTCAGGCACTTCATATCCAAGATTCTTTGCCATCTGACGTGCAACTTCTGGATCTTTAGTGATAGATTCAAGATAGGCTAATCTTGCTGGAGTTAGGGGAGTGCCGGGCTCGGCTTTATCCAAAGATTGGATCTTAGAAGGATCATCATTCTCCATGTATGTTTGAATCTTAAGCTTGCTTTCTTTAAGCCTTCCCTTTTGATATATATCATTCAAAGCCCTAGCTCTTTCAGCCACGTCACGTTTGACATATCCGGACTTACCAGGCATTGAAGTTTCTTTGATATCTTGTGCCGATAAATTGCGCACATTATCCCAATAGTTTTTAGCTACATCGACACCATATCTTTTAGCCTCTATGACTACTTTATTTGCCCATTCTCTTTTATCAATGGAAGGTAAGCTATTGAAGATCTGTTTATCAATCCAGACGTTAGGTCTGCTGCCCAAACTTTTAATATCTTCCACGGTAAAGTTCTTAACAGCTGATTGGAATTGAGCATCAGCAGGTGATGTACCCAAAGGTAAACCAGTCTTTGCGGATAACCAACCAGTAAATGACAGATCTTTAGCTGTAGATTCCATTTGGTCTAGGTTATTTACCTTTTCATCGTAAGATGCGTCAAAATCTCTCATTTGCTCTAAAATTTTGTCAGAGACTTTAGTGCTGTAGTCTCTTTCTGATTCAAAGTTAGATCGTAAGATCTTGTCATCTTCACGCTTATTTTCAAGTTCCGTTGCCCTAGTTTCTGCCATCTGAGTTGCTAAAGTACGACTTCCTTTATTGTCTAAAACAGATTCAAAAACCTGCTCTGGAGTCATATTTTTATAATCTGGATGTGATTTAACTTTATCTCTTGCTATTACCATATCAGGTGTCAAAGCTTGTTCAGCAGCAGGGATCTTTGGCCCAGTAGCCGACTTTTGTTGCTGTTTCATCTGAGCAACAACTTGATTTCCAAGGATCTGTTTTTGTTGAAGGTCAATAGGAGCGGACTGAATACCTTGGAGCATCTTGTTTAAATCGCCACCGCTTTGCTCATAAAGAGCACCTAGCAACTTCGAGTTTTGTTGTTGTTTTTGTTGCTCTTTCTTCTCTTGACGTTCTTCTTCCGCATAGTGCTGTTTAAGCTTTGCTTCTTGCAGTTGCTTAGCTAAACTAAGCTCACGTTCTTGCCCTTTCTGCTGTTGATACTCAGCCAGACCAGCGTTAAGACCGCCGGCAAATCCCTGGCCTATACCTTGGCCTATTAACCCACCAGTATTATATTTCTCTGGAAGTACTTGAATCTGTGGCATAGCCTATTTCCCCCAAGGATTGTTTGATTGGAATGAACTTCCTTGCGAATTTGATTGGAATGAACTTCCTTGCGAATCAGCCCAAGGATTATTACTCTGGAATGAAGCACCTTGAGGAGCTGAACCACCTTTATTAAACATACCGCCAAACATGCTCATTAGAGGACCGGCAGCGGCAAGGCCAACCCCTCCTGTCATAGCTCCAAGTATCGCAGGTAAAGCTGTCTGAAGAAGTCCTTGTGATCCTGGCTGCATTGCCTGAGTGTTCACGTTCATTCCATTCAGCATGTTTGTATATGGTTGCTGTGCATATTGCAATCCCATTTGAGCGCCTTGTTGCTGCAAACCACCTTTAATAGCACCTAATTGAGACATTAGATTAGTCCCGGCAGTTCCCAAGGAGTTGTTTAAAGCGCTTGATCCGGCAGCACCTGCACCCGTGCCCATTCCGGCGAAGCGTTCGGCTATACCCGGAATAACCTGTTGATTGAATTGATTCATCAGAGGTTGTTCAAACTGTGAAGTATCTCCAGAAAGAAGCTTCATTAAGTAGTCATTTCCTTGCTGATAAAGAGGATTACTTTGAATACCTTGCGTATATTGGTCCTGCATCTTTTGTTGATTTTTATCTAGTGTACTGATCATTTTAGACTTTGAGCCTAATATAAAATCCCAGAATGCCATATTTAAGCCTTTATATATTCAAGCACGACATAGCATGTGACGTATGCAGTCCAATCGCTTGCAGTTGTTATATTAACGTTAGTTGTATCTACGAATAATTCTATATTATCATTAGCGTTATTGCTTGCATAGGGAATTGGAATGAAAGAAGTTCCTGGTTGCGTAGCTGTTGCATAGATCCTAGTGAAGATTGTTCCGTTAGTAATATTTATTCCATGTGCAACAGCTTTATTCATGGCATTTGGCAACGCGCCGAAATTGACTACTGTGCGGTAAGTATACCTATTCTTCTTGGGAGAGAAGTTAATCGCGAAGTATTGCTGACCTGATAATATTTCATTGTTTTCGTAATTTCCATTTTCCTTGATATTGACAATATCAGCCGTAAGTCTTTCTCTTTTGCATATAAAATCTATGAAGCTACTTTCATCTTTAGGTAAAGCAAATTCGACAGGAAGAAAAGAAGATTGAGAATTGATAGGTGCATAACTCATCTTTTGATCCTTCCTTCGTTTCTTGTATGGAAGATAACTCCTTGAAGTTCAAAATCTGAAGATCCTACCAATGGATCAGCTAACTGCGCAGCGCTAAGAGTAATAGTTATTTGATGCTGTCTAGCTATCATCCCCAAGAAAACGCGCGTATATTTCGAATTGTCGGTTGCGCTAGATAAGTTAACGACTCTTTGCAACCAAGGAGCTGAAGAATTATCATCTATATAATTTTGCAATGTAACTTGGCAATTGTCTGTTCCTGTCGTATATAAATCATAATACTGAAGTCTACAGCGCATTGCCTTGTTGAAGTATGGATTTATCAAATTTGTGGTTAAAACAAAGTTGTAATTAATTCCATTATCAGTTGAAACGTCAGGAGCCATTATTTGCCAGACACGTGAACTTACATCACCGGCAACAATGATTATTGTGTTTTGCTGATCGAGGGGAGTTTCCCAAGTTGAAGTATCTCCAGCCCAAATTGTTGTCCAAGTGCTCCAAATGCTATCTACTGTTTGCTTATATTGACCTAGAGTAGTAAAACTTTGCTGGAATTGTGCCCATGTTGAATCCTGGTAATTATAGCAAAGAACATTGTTTGGAGTTTGCGCATTGGTGCCAGTATCTCCATATAACCAATAAACCAAGCGCTTTTGATAATCACGAATGCCTTGAATACGATCAATCCCTTCAACGGTTCCACCATCTTCGAAACTATCTACAAAGTCGGGAACTTCAAGATCAATGCGGTCTACATCATTGAAAGTGGATCTGATAATTCCTCGGCGACTTATACCTAAAAGTCCTTCATCAAATTCGACGGTAGTGAAAGTGCCTTCGATTCCAAATTGCGTGTTAATACGTTCCCAGACGAAGGGTAAAATCTCATTTCCTGTGTAGCGAAGCCTCCACATACTGAATTGAAATCCCACGATAAGGGTATCTTGGACAATTCCACATGCAACGATTTGTTCACTGGTATCTGCATCTATATATCCTCCTTTTCCAGGCACATTATCTAGCCAAGCCGTGGCGTCGTTTGAGAATCCAGCAGGAGCGTTTGCCACGAAAGGAGTACCTAATTGACTCCAACGAGCACGACTATAAAAGTTTTTGTTTCCTATTTGTGGAGTGGCATTACTTCCTTCTGTCGTATTAAGTGCAACCAAGCGGCCTTTATAAGGAAGAATCATTAGCGCGGAATTTAAGTATATTGAATTAACCATGGGTTGAAAATCGGCCCATCCGTTTGTTGTGCTTCCATTAAAAAAACGAATCCCAACAGGTTGAGCAACCGTATTGAAAATATTGTTTGTAGACCACATTACTGTAGCAAAATTGGAAGTGTAGAAAAAATTATCCTTAGTTCCCGACCATGTAATTGGCGCACCTGTGGTGTTAAAACTAATGTCAATGAAGCTATTAGACGTTGTATTGTAAAGCCAAGCTTCTTTGGGATTAAAAACAACAAGTTGCTCGTTTCCTGTTGATGTCAGGAGGAATGTTCTTGTACCGACTATTGGCAAATAAATGTCAGCCGAAGCGCCTTGCCCAGAAGCCACAACGTTTTGAGATCCAGGGGGAAGCGCATTCAAAACTTGAAGAGAAAATGTATTTGCATTTATCACCGTGATATAAAAGGCCTGTTTCTCAAGACCGCCAAGTTCTACTGTTCCTCCAGAAGAATAAGATAATCCGTTTGTTGAAACAGACAAAACGATAGTTGAACCTGAAATGGAGATTATGGGGAATGTTCCTTGATTAAGGATAGTTCCTATAGAACCAACGATTCCAGTGAGATAAACCGTATTTCCAACAGATATATTTAGAGGTCCAGTTGTAGTTATGCTAGTCGTAATTCCTGGGGTTATTAAGGTGATTGTTCCATTCGTTGCCACGACGTTTTCTAGATAAACCATGTCCCCGGTTAATAATCCATGTGCTGCAAGAGTGACGACTGGAGGTGTAGCGTTAGTGATAGCAGTGGCAGAACCCCAAAGAGGGATACGACCAAGCACAACACTTCCTTCACGCTTTTTTACGCTTCCTCTCCAGGTGTAGCAATTCAGCATTTTGACAAAAGCATCCTTTCCAATAATGAAAGGCTTGTAATACTGGCTAAGCCCGCTTTTGTATGGAGCTACTAAGTTAGGTTCATATCCCATTAAAATATACCATATACTATAACATTCAGTGTTCCGGCATAAGGATTTTCATTATTAAAAGAATTTACTCTTATTACAAAACCAACATTTGATCTAGCTATAATGCTAACGAAATATATGTCAGTATTTACTAGGAAAGGACTATCTAGATTT